AGGACCAATATCGTGCCGCAGCAGTCAATATCGATCAGGGTTACGGCACCGGCATCTATTCCGTCGGCCGCAACATGAGGCGGACATGGAACCTCGTATCCTTTGCCGCAAAACCGCGAGACCCCTACTACGCCAATAAGCGCGCGGAAATGTGGGCGGAGATGAAAGACTGGATTAAGACCATCGGCGCTCTGCCGGATGATGCACAGCTCCGCGACGACCTCGCAGGTCCCGAAGCATTCGTGAACCGGAGCGGGAAGCTCCAACTCGAGAGCAAGGAGGATATGAAAAAGCGCGGGCTCGCATCGCCCAACAAGGCGGATGCGCTCGCCCTTACTTTTGCATATCCCGTCCGCGTTGAAAGCGGCCGGCAAGATACCATGTGCAACACCGACTATGACCCCTTTTGAAATACCAATGCCCGAAATCAAGACACCGAAAGGAGGTGATCCTATGTGCAGCGGAGGAGGTGGCAGTGTGAGTTCTACACCCCCAC